CTCATAACCAACGCGCTGTTGTTCCTGCTGCAATTTGGCTTGTGCAAGAGCATTCTCACGGGCCAATTGCTGTTGATTTTGATAATTAGCAATACCGGCAATACCACCTTCACCAATAGCTGAACCAAAGTATGGTGACTTAGATGCCATCATGCCCAAAAACCCTGCCAGCAAAGATTGCTTCACATTTGGATCAAGGTCACGTCCCATTATGTTTTCTAAAATAGTGCGCTGGTCTGCTGCACCCAAACCTTGCTTTTGCGCTGGCGCGGTTTCTGCGGAACCATATGCTTTATTAAACCGTTGAATATAATCTGGAACCGTAGTTCCGGTAACATCAGACGCATTACCAGCTTGCGCCATGGGTTTACCACTAAACCACATTGAAGCCACGTCTTGCGGGCTATTACCTTGCCCTAAATACTGCGCAATTTTGCCACGGGTTACAGCTTTTTGAGCATTTGGATTTTTTAGATATTCATCTGGCGTCATTGAAGTGCCAAGAATTTCTTTTGTCCAATTAGGAATATTGGCACCCATGACCTGCGAATAGCCATAAGCACGGTCACGGTTTTCGCCCGTTAGTGGTCCCAAAGCATTAGAATTATGCCCAGATTCAATTTTCCCTAGCGCGTAATCAATTTGACTAACTTGATCTGGCGTTGTGTCTGAATCATCTGCAAAACCAAAACTGCCGCCGCCAACAACATTGCCTGCGGTTCCATCATGATGTTCACGATAACCAACTAAGCCGCCCCGCGCAAAACCCGGTTCATTACCCGTGGCAAACCCATAGCTTCCACCCGTACCAGACAGGATATTTCCAATATTACCCAACCCGCCCGTTCCAGACCGTTTTGTCTGCAACAATTGCTTTAAGAAATCATCGGNAGATGTGTCTTGCTGCATATTTGGAGCATTTGGAATAGTGCTTTTACCAACAGGAATTTGCGTTGATGGTATATAACCACGAACATTAGCGTATGGCGTTCTATTGGTTTGACCATATGGAATCATACCGATTCCGGGATTAGCTTTGCCATACAATTGCTGAATAAGATCAGTTAATTCAGAACTATCAACGCTTCCACCGGTCGGATATGCTTGCCTTTCCATACTTGGGACAACACCCCCGCCCATAGATGCTAAACCACCCAAAGNAAAATGGCCGCGCTTTGCCGCATCCGCTGTGGCGACATCATAATTAACCGTACGAATGCCTTCCGGCGTTTTGCTGACGGCTTCTGGCTTATGATGTTCTGTTTCTGCAGCGTTCAAACCAATGTGGGTCGTTGGGCTACCTTTATAATTAAACTTATAGATGTTTTGGCCGTCAAATGTNTTACCNACNGGCTCCATATTGTCTTTCATCCGTGGGTCGGAAATAAGTGACAATGCACCTAAACCACCAAAGATTTGCGAAGCCACATTTGGTCCCGGCTGCGTTNATGTAGAAGTGCCGCCCGTACCAGCGCCAATACCTTCAATGATATTAGCCAAATACTGAGTTGATTGAAATGGATAGGCTTGTTGTTGTTGGAATTGACCCTGCAATGCAGAATTAAGCGCCTGCTGGTAAGCCTGCTGTTGCGCTCCCGCAGCCAACTGCGCCTGTGCGCCTTGCAAAGCGGCAGTCTGGGCTTGTGTGCCAAGACCAGCAAGTGCCTGACCGCTGCCAAGCCCCATACCATACAGACCTTGGCCTAAAGCAGCCTGTTGTTGCGCGGCAGACAATCCTTGGCCAAATAGCTGTTGACCTAATGCAGCTTGTTGTTGCGCTGTACCTAATTGTTGGCCGTAACCTTGTTGTCCAATTGCGCCCAATTGTCCTGCCGAAGCCGCTTGTGCCGCGCGGTTGGCTTGTTGCGCTGCAAGATTTACCCCTTGCTGCTGCCCAAATAAATTTTGCGCGTTTAGATAGCCACCTTGCAAAAGATTTTGTAGCGTTTGACCGGCAGACAAATTCTGCTGATTTGCCAATTCCGCTTGCGCAATACCCGCACGGTCGCCCCCAAAAGCGCCTTGGCTAATAGCATTACCCTGCAATGCAGAACGCTGTTGAGCCTGCTGGTTTTGCATTTGCGCCATTGTCGCATTTACGACGTCATTCATATAGGGCGACATATATTGCTGAATAGCTTCAGGCGTATATTGTTGTGGGGTAATTGCACCCGCCGACCCAAGGGACAGATTGGTCGCGATATTTTGATAAGGCTGCGCTACATTTAAAGCGTTTTGATAGCCGTACTGGGCTTGCTGCTGGAGCGGCATTGCAGCGTTGAAGCCGCCCTGTAGCGATCCGGTAGCAGCATTATAATATGGCATAGCGGCTCCAAGGCCACCTTGCACATTTTGCATACCTTGATAGATGCCGGGAAGCGCCGCGCCAACGGAGGCATTAACATTACTGATGCCCGCTTCTTGGGTTGGAGACAACGGCGCAACTAATTGCCCACCATAAGGCGTATATGGCGTTGCGGCGGCTTGTTTTGCCAAACCAACAACATCCATATAGTTTTGCATCATCGCAGGCGTAGGAGAATACGATGAAGTTGATTGCGTTGATCCTGACCCACCACTCATCGCGGTCTCCAAAAATAAAAGTTACTCCTTTTCATCTACCACATCTTGACCCGTTTTGGCACCCCATAGGAAAAATGCCCCTACAGGCGTTCCCAATCTCTTCTCATACATACGTACTTTAGCACTAGTTCTGTCATTTGACAAAACCCCAATCATAAGGGGCATACCAAGTTCAGTAGCGCATTTTTTTGCAAATTCAATCAGTTTTGAGGCGCGACCGCCCCTAGCCGACCGGTAATCAGGATGAACAAACAAACTCATTTCTTCTAAAAATGGCTTGTCCGCATACCATAAACTAGAAACCCGAAGAAGAATACCGGCTTCTATTTTGTCTTTTGGTCCAATAACCCCAACAATACCACCTTCTTTAAACAAAGAAGGAATCATCATTTTGGCCACTTTATTTAAATCCATAGGATATATCCCGTTTTCTTCATTTACTAAACGGGCTAGTTCCATAATTCCGTCTAAATCCTCCGGTTTGGCAATTCTGACATGGACATTGTCCGCACCAGCATCAATCGCGCTTTGGTCCCGGTAATTTTTGGAGCGTCTGGATCGTTTTCTTACGGATTTGGTTGACGTATCCGTCAAGGGTTGCGTGTCCGTCATCTATATTTCCTTCACCTATTTCTTGAACAATACGGGGAGATATAACATACTCCCCACCTGCCGCAACAATAGGTGTGCCTTTTACATCGGGGTTATTCTCATAAAATTTTTCATCGTCGCCAAATTGACGGTCTAAAATTCTAGCCCCGCCAAGGCTATTGCCTTCCGCCAAAGCCGATACTTCCGCTGCCGGTATGACATACGAACCCGACGGAACGTGCATAGGAAGATGATCTGTGCGGCCAGCAACCGGTGATGGTATAAAGCCAATATGGAATTTTGTAACCGGAGCATCGGTAGGGCTGGGCAACGGCACGCCGCCATGTTTTTTGCCGGAATGAGCAATATTAAGTGCGGCAGCCACGGCTTGATCATGTGGATGGCCCGNATGAACCATTTCATTTATGTTTTTGCTAATTGTTTTTTGAGATGATCCGTGAGTTAATGGCATTATGAATACCCCACCGAAATAATTGACCCAGTACCGGGAATAAATACCAGCCCCGTCGCGAACGGAATTTGTACTTGGTAAACGCCAAGCGTGTTTGGAACAGCATAAATACGATTACCTGATGTAGCAGATGTGCTATTAGTATCGTACAAATAGCCTTGCGTTGAACCTGCAACGATGACGCTGACGGTAGCAAGCCATCCAGATGATGTTTTAATTACTTTATTAGTTGAGATTTCTTTAGTTGAACTTGTACCATCATGATTGGTAAGCAAGTTTACATAAGAATTAATGGCAATGACGCCATTTTTTTGTGTAGTTAATATATCATCTAAACTAGCCACAATTAAAACCTTCCATCAGGTTGATACCGGTATTTAACGCCACCAAGACGCCAAAATGTCCCCGTATCATTAGATGACAACGAAAATGACATAAAACGCGCCCTAATTCGGCAAGATATGTATTCGGTGGATTGGGTCATCGGGAAAGTAATGGATGTTACTTGATTAGATGGCGACCCCGAATAATAACTTGTTGCCGGGGATGTGGCCGTATCTGTGGCATAATTGGTGTAATTAATGGTCAAATATACAGTGGCATTTTGATTGCCGCTATATGTTCCCCATTTCATGTCTGGCCAAATTTGGTCAATAAATACCAGATTGTCCGCTTCATTTAATTGAAAATAACCCGTTGAAAAAGATGGCTGCATACCGGTCGTTTGACCATTGTAAACAGCATCATTTCCAACTTCATGTTGGTAAATCCAATTATCCGAACCAGCGCCAATAGGTGGGCCAAGTACCGACTGGTCAATCCAAGCTGTGCGGCCCAATGTGCCAAAATCCCATTGGTCTACTGTCACATTATATTTGACATAGCTGTCATTTTCGGTGGACGAAGCCGATGGATAATACCATGTAATTTCATTAAACTGGCTATTAACCCCGCAGCATACTTTATACAAATATGCCGAATTGATGTTTTGGAATATAACATCAAAAATTGGGCAGTTAATGGCCTGTGGTCCAGAACCCATCATAACAAAAAATTGTTTTTGGCTCATCCAATAAATATTGTTTCCAAGCTGACCTACACAATGACGGCTAATGGCACCACAGTTCGACCCAATTTTATTAAATCCATACACTAATGGCGTGCCAACATACTGCATTGCCCAAAGATCAAGGTCAGTCCATAAAAGACCCTGCTGCGGTCCTTGAATACCCGCCACAATTTTAGAACCTGTAGGAATGCGGAACGAACCCGCTTGATTGGTTGCCGTTGCGTTCCAAGTTGTAAAATCGCCAACATCGCACCACCGAACCAATAAGGGATCGGCCTGCAAAGTAAACGATGAGCCATAGGCTATAATTTGGCGTTCAGGCATCGCAACAAATATGCCGCTACTTACCAACGGCGCATTCCCGCCAACATATTGGGCATTTTGTAGTTGCCCGTTTGGATCGTAATAATAAATTGCGCCACCTGCAGGACAGGCAACCAAATACGAACCAAAATTATCCAACGTCCAATCCGTTGCAGTGATTGGCGTTCCGGGCTGCGTTATGCCAACGCCAACACCAAAGCCGCCCACGCCGTACCCGCCAACACCAAATCCCGTTGGTAATGCTTGCGGCCCTACGCCAATATAATATACCGATTGTGCGTTCCCACTATTTATAGCCGTTGGCCCAACAGATGATGTGGCCAAAGTAGATGCTGCAAAGGTAAATGTGTTAGCGGTTGGCGTGCTAATAACGGTGTACAATCCAGATAAAGTGATGCCAGCAAGCGTGATAGGAACGCCAATATCAAATGCTGAACCTACTGAATAACCGTGGTTGTCAAAATAACCTGTTACAATTGACGAAGAACTAGTTGTTTGGAACGCATAAACGCCCACTAATTTAGCTGTACCTGTGCCAGTACCAACGCCTGTAGCATTAAATATAACGCCAACCGTATTTGCGGATGCCCCAATTAAAGTAAAATCAGTTGTCCCTACCGATACAATTTGATAAGTTTTTCCAACAACAAAAGAACCAGCTACTGTATTGGTTGACGTATTAGCTGATAACGTAGCCGTTGTTGATGCAAAAATTGTATACGTTGTTGATGCTACAGACTGTAAGGCATATGGCCCGTAAAGCGTTAATCCACCAACCGCCACGGGCGTGACAAAATTTACATAATCAAACGTTGATAAAGCAGGTGCGTTTGAATCAGTAATTGTTACAACATTTGAACCTGACGTAGTGACAAATACAGGGGCCGTATTGGTTGTTGTTGTTTCTGGCGTAATATCAATCAAATTACCGCTGGTAAGGACGTTGAGCGATGATTCTGCGCCAATTCCCAAATGGTTAACGGCGTTTAAATCTGACCAGCCTTTAAGCGCCCTAATTTTCGACGATATAGCAGAACGGTAATAATTGACCCAACCGCCCAGTTTTTGAGCAAGACCAAGGCCATTTCTTTCCTGCAAAAACCGAATCAATTGAGACGATGAATATGCAGCTTCGTTCAATACCGGGGTATTATTGGTCTCCACGCCGGGCTTTAAGCGGATTGTTGCGTGTGGCATGGATTACATCCGCGCTGGTGTTGCAGCAGGGGCCGAAGAATAGGATGTCCATGCCGCCGCTTCGTACTTCTTGCGGTTTTCTTCTATTAGGGCGCTTTGTTTAAGAACTTGGTATTGCGCTTCATATGTCTGCGCCATAGCCGGATCATCATTGATTCGCCCAAAGTTGCGTTGGAACGCCGAAATGTAGATCATAGAGGCCATAATAAACATATCTGGCAAATAAGTTGATATAAATGTCGTGGTATTTGTTGCCGAAAGTGGCGCAGAACGGACCGTACCAGTCAAACGAACAGCATAACTTGAACTAGGCGTTGGTCCAACAATCATATATTGGCTTGTATTACCCGTAGTATTAGTATCGCCACCATAGACAGCAAAATATTGTGGTNAGCCCTGCGTAGACCCTGAACCGTATACATTTTGTATAAATTCTTTCGTGACCGGTAATAATGGCGTTGAATTTCCTTGGCTATCCAACACCTCAAATGTTTGCGGAACGATAAATTGTGACGTTGGAAGAGTTAGCTGATTGCTACNAGCCGTAAAAGTATACGCCGTTGTGCTAATTTGGGTTGATAAAAAATCTAGATCGCGCTGCATACGAANTTCAGCGTAATCAATCATTGATGGGATAATAATCGTAAAATTAGTGTCCGTTACCGGAACAACCGCCATAGTTGCAATTTGTTGTACATATGACGCATAGGTAAGGGACATGATAATTATACCATATTAAATGCCATGGTTTCTACTTCCGAAACACGGCGTGACCATCCACGGCCAAATGTACCATATGTGGGCAGACTTTGCAAAAAAGCTAATCTGGCTTCACATACTTTNGTAGCAACTTCACGGCTGTTTGCCGTTTCAAAAGCAGCAATTGTGGCTGGCCCAATTTTTCCGTCTGCCGTAACACCAAGTATCTGCTGCAAGGTTTTTGCTGCCCGCGCTGGCCCCGAATTGATTGCAAAATCAAGGACTGCATAATCTACCCCTGCCGGAAGATCGTCCCCGCTGATAGCGTCCCAATAACGGGCTTTATACAATGGCATTACGTCAAAAGGAGTTAANGCTTTAATATCTTCTCCAGTTACCGGGTGGCCCACCCACGATTCCCACGTAGCTTTTGTACAACCTAAATTTGTAACCCCGCCCGGATCAGCAGAATTATTAACATACCCACCTTCGTTTTTAAGAACTAAAGCAAAACATTGCTCCCAATTGTCTTTCATTTCCGCGCAACGCCTTGAATTTTCTCATATGTGCGAAGGCCCGCCATTCCTAACATAGCGGTGACTAATTCCATAAGGGACGAATCAAGAATAGGCAGATCCTTCCATCCAAACCCAACGGCAAAGGGGCGCACCACATACTGATATGTGAGGCCAGCTGCGCCAACCCAACCAATAGCAGGGCGCCACCCACTGACGAAAAGACTAGGGTTTTGCGCTTCATTTGCGTTTACCGTGTTTTGTTGTTGATCCCATGATTGGAGCGAATCGCGTAAAGCCGCCTCCGCCTCCTGACGCTGATTAGGGTCAGGAATGAATTTGTTAACAATTTGAAGGCCCGCACTAAT